AGAAAGAAAAAAATATGTTGACAACAGGTAAAATGCATGTTATATGCATAGTAAATGCCAAACAAAAGGAGCATATAAATGATATATAATATATATGATGTAGTAAATGATATAAACATTAAGATGGGAGAAACAAAAAGAATGGATTGCCCTACTTGTGGTGGATATAAAACATTTACAATAACTAATAATATGGGTACTGTTGTTTGGAATTGTTATAAAGCATCTTGTAACATTAGAGGAAATACACGAAGACGTATGTCTGTAGATGAAATAAAGTCTGTACAGGATTTTAAAAAAGATAATGAGTTTGTCTTACCTGAATATGTTGTACAGTCTAATGATAACTATATTATTAGGTGGTTTTATGATAGGAATATAGATAGTAATACTGTTGAGTTCTTCCATGATGTAAAAGAAAACAGAGTTGTGTTTCCTATACATCAGAACGGCAAGACAGTAGATGCCATAGGAAGGTCTTTAGGAAAAAGGTTGCCTAAATGGAAAAAATATGGTAATAGTGGATTGCCCTTTACTTTTGGTTATGGTAAAGTGGCAGTTGTTGTTGAGGATTGTTTAAGTGCCATTGCTATTGGTAGTGATGTGTACATTGGGGTTGCTGTGTTGGGTACAACATTAACTGACAAGCATAAAAGGTATCTTTCACGATTCTCAACAGCAATAATAGCATTAGACCCTGATGCCCTACCAAAGACAATGCAATTTGCAAAAGAATTAAGAGGGCATGTAGACACAGTTAAAGTTTTAAAGTTGACAGATGATTTAAAATATCGTAAAGATGAAGACATAATTAATTTAAACAATATAACCCCAAAAGGAGAACCAACATGGAATTAGCACTTATACGTAGTTTAATGGATAAAGATTTTTATGATAATCATAGAGGAGCAAAATGCCCTGACAGATTGTTTAGTAAGGATGTCAGAAAGATAAAGCAAGCATTGGATGATGCTATGGAGAAATATGATAGAACGGTATTACCTGATGAAATTCATGCTTTGTTTATGTCAGGCAACCCATCCATGACAACTGCTCAAAAGAACGCATACGAAGGTTTGTTTAATCAAATCAAAAAAGAACAACCTATGGGAGAAGATGTTGCACAAGAGGTATTATCTAAATTATTTCAGCAAGTTGTTGGGGAAGATATTGCTAACATTGGTTTTGACTATGTTAATGGTACTGTTTCCACACTTGAACCCATTAGAAACATTATTGAGTTATATTCCGATAACTTTTTACCCAACCTTAATATTGATTGGGATGACATTGATGTTGACACATTACTTGCTAAAAATGACCTTGAAGCTAGATGGACTTTTAATATTGAGTCGTTGGCTAGGAAAATTGAGGGAGTCAATGCAGGACACTTGGTAGAAGTGGGTGCTAGACCTAACACAGGGAAAACATCATTTCATGCTAGTTTAATTGCAGGAGTGAATGGTTTTGCTAGACAAGGTGCTAAATGTATGGTTCTTTGTAATGAGGAAGGTAGCCATAGAGTAGGAATGAGGTATCTTACTTCAGCTACAGGAATGAATAAATGGGAGATAAAAGAAAACCCTAGTAAAGCTAGAGATTTGTTTGCATCAGTAAAACCAAATTTATTTTTATTTGATGCTACAGGTAAAGATATGGCATGGGTAGAGTCTGTATGTAAATCTCATTCACCTGACATACTTGTATTGGATATGGGTGATAAATTTGCAAGAACAGCAGGGTTTGCAAGGGCAGATGAAGCCTTAAAAGCTAATGCCATACATGCAAGACAGATAGCTAAAATATATGAGTGTGCTGTGTTTTATATGTCACAGTTATCTGCTGAAGCTGAAAATAAAGTTATACTTAACCAAGCTATGATGGAAGGTAGTCGTACAGGAAAGGCTGCAGAAGCCGATTTAATGATATTGATAGCTAAAAACCCACCTGTAGAAGGTCAGGATGAAGAAGACCCAATGCGACATTTAAACCTAGTTAAAAATAAGTTGACAGGATGGCATGGAATAGTGCATAGTGAATTTAAATACGAAACAGCACGATATGAATCTTAAAGAGGAGAAAAATATGATAACTATACTTGATGTTGAACATACTGTAACTACTCGTGATAGTAAAACACACATGGACCCCTTTGAATCTAGTAATAAAATGGTTATGTTGGGGGTGATAGCTAACGGTAAAGAATACATATATAATATGAATGATGATAGAGTTTCATACCATACAGAGATACAGAGTATTCTAAATCATACAAAATTATTAGTATGCCATAATGTTGTGCATGATTTAATGTGGTTGTGGGAATCTAATTTTAAATATGATGGTGAAGTGTATGATACTATGCTAGGAGAATATGTCCTGCAAAGAGGGGTTACGAGTGAGTCAGTAGGACTTGAAGCCTGTGCTAAAAGACATGAGTTAATAACACAGAAAAAAGATACATTGAAAGAGTATTTTAAAAAGGGATTAGGTGTTGATGATGTTCCTACTACTGAACTTGCAGAATATCTATCTTGTGATATACAGGCTACAAAAGAATTATATGAGCATCAAATGAATAGAATTAAAAATGATTCCAAAGAAGGAATATTTAATGTTATAAAATTTACAAATAGAGTGGCTTTAACTTTAGCACGAATATATCAACGAGGTTTTTCTGTAGACAAAGATGCTCTTGAAGAAGTTAAGCAGGAGTTTTTACAGGAAAAGAATAAAATATCTGAAAAATTAACGAGTAAGATAAGAAATCTTATGGGTGATATACCTGTTAATCTAAACAGTCCTGAACAGTTATCGTGGGTTGTGTTTAGTAGAAAGCCAAAGGATAAAGCTATGTGGAAAAATAACTTTACACCTTATATGGAAAAGGATGAATTTAAAAGCAAGGTTAAAGAACATTCTAGCATAGTCTATAAATCAGTAGCTAAGAAATGTCCTGTGTGTTATGGGTATGGTAAGATAAGAAAGACAAAGAAGGATGGCAAACCCTTTGCTAAAGAAAGTAAATGTGATAAATGTAGTGCTTTAGGGTATTTATTTCTACCTACAAATGAAGTTGCAGGTCTTAGATTTGCACCACCTACTTCCAAATGGGTTAGTAACAATGGGTTTAGTGTTAGTAAAGATAAGCTAGATATTGTACAGCATATTGCTAAACATAATGACATGGGAGATGCTGTAGATTTTTTAGAGGATTTAAAACGTCTATCAGCACTTGAAACTTATTTATCGTCTTTTGTTGAAGGAATACAAAAGCATATAAAAGAAGATGGTTTATTGCATGTTAAGTTATTACAACACAGAACTGCTACAGGTAGATTTAGTGGAGCAGACCCTAACATGCAGAATATGCCTAGAGGTGGTACATTCCCTGTTAAGAAGGTATTTGTATCACGATGGGAAGGTGGCAAAATAATGGAAGCTGACTTTGCTCAATTAGAGTTTAGAACTGCTGCATTTTTGTCACAGGATAAAACAGCAATGAAGGAGATTGAAAATGGCTTTGACGTACATAGCTATACTGCCAAGATTATTACTGAAGGTGGTCAAAAAATTAGTAGGCAAGAAGCGAAAGCCCACACATTCGCACCACTCTACGGTGCTACAGGGTTTGGGAGGACACCTGCTGAAGCAACGTATTATAAACAGTTCACGGAAAAGTACAAAGGCATCGCACTTTGGCATACCAAATTGGCTAAAGAAGCTGTAACGACAGGTAAAATATCAACACCGTCAGGAAGAGAATTTTCGTTTCCTGAAGTGAAAAGGCTACCTAATGGGAAGGTTACATACTTTACTCAAATTAAAAACTTTCCTGTGCAGAGTTTTGCGACAGCAGATATTGTACCATTAATTTTAATAGAAATAGATAAAAGACTTGACAACCTACAGTCATGTGTGGTAAATACAGTACATGATTCAATAGTAATTGATGTACATCCTGATGAAGAAAATCAGATTATAAATTTAATAAAGGAAACAAATAAAGATATGATAGACTTGATAAATACGAACTTTAATATTATATTAAATGTACCATTAGTGTTAGAAGCTAAAATAGGAAATAATTGGCTTGACATGCAAGACGTAGCATGATATAACTAGAAACCATTTTTAGAAAAGGAGAAAAATATGAACGGTGAATTATCAATTAAGAGTATAGACAGTAATAATTATAGTGCAATGGCAAAAGCTATGGGTATTAGTTTGGATAACGACTCAACCTCTGTAATTAAACTGCCACGATTAAAAATAGAAAATGAATCTATTATGAGAGATTCAAAAATTGATGGTAAAAAAGTTAAGGAAGAAATAATGGAAGCAGGTTCTTTTAAACTTTCTTTACCTGAAGATGAGAATGTTTTTTACGGTAAAAGTGTTGTTGTAAGAATTTTCATGCAACGATTTATGTATAAAAAGTTTTTTATGGATACGAAAAAATACGGTAAGTCTGTATTTTCTGACAATCTTAATATTGATTTAAAAGATACATTAGGTACATTTAATTTAGGAAGACCTCTAGGTTTTCAGAGAGATTGGAATAGTCTTCCTGAAGAAGTAAGAAACACAATTAAATCTGTTAAAAGAGTACGAGCATTGTTTGGTAAAATAAACTATGTAGGTAAGGTTGTTGACTCTACTTTAAATGAAGTAAAGTTTGAAGAAACACCTTTTATATGGGAGATAGACAATGCCACAGGTTTTAAGAATATGGGTATTCCTCTTACTTCTCTTGCTAAACAGCAATTAATTCCAATCAATCATAATATTTCTATTGTAACACAAGAGAATGTTATGAATAATGGGAACAGTTTTTATACTCCTGTTCCTACACTCGATACTACAAAAACTGTAGATATTACAGATGAAGACCAAGTGCTTTTTACTCAATTCAGAGAATTTATTGAAAACTATAATGGTTGGGTAGTTAAAGAATGGGAGAAAAATGTAGTAGAAGAAGATATTTCAGATGAAGATAAGGACATAGTTGATGGCTTTGTCGACATTGAAATGGATGAGGAGAGTAAATAATGCATCATCGAGCAGAATTGGCAATACATCAGTATCTTAAAGATGCTGTAGAGGGTAAAACTTCTATGTCCGACAGCACAATAGAACAGATTACAAACGACATCAAAGATGCTTTGTATCGTCAATTCTCCTCTTCCAAAAAACGAGATGAATTTAGTCTGCGAATGTCTAATATAGGAAGACCATCATGCCAACTGTGGTTTGAGAAAAACCATCCAAAAAAAGCATTACCAAAACCTAATACATTTATTATGAATATGATGATTGGGGATGTTGTTGAAGCTATATTTAAAGGTTTGTTAAAAGAATCAGGTGTGGAGTATCAAGATAGTGAGAAAGTACACTTGGCTATAGATGACACTTTAATTTCAGGAACATATGATTTAGTTATAGATGGTGCAGTAGATGATGTAAAATCAGCTTCTGATTGGTCTTATAAATACAAGTTTGAATCTTTTGATTCTTTATCTAAAGGAGATAGTTTTGGTTATGTAGGACAGCTTGCAGGGTATGCAGTCGCAAGTGATAAAAAAATAGGTGGTTGGTGGGTTGTCAATAAAACCAATGGTCGTTTTAAATATGTTCCTGCTAGTGATACCAACATAGAAAAAGAAATATCAAAGATTAAAAAGACTATTAAAGAAGTAGACAGAAAAGAATTAGTGCGTTGTTTTGAACCTGAACCTGAATATTTTAGAGGGAAACCAACAGGTAATATGGTATTAAACAAGAGTTGCACATTTTGTGACTTTAGACAGGCTTGTTGGGAAACCTTAGAAGTATTACCTGCTCAAAAGTCATCTGCTAAAGAACCTAAGATGGTTCAATATATATCAATAGGAAAGGAGTAATGTTATGACAAATAGTGTAGACGAAATGGCAGAAATAATAAAAGAAAAAGAGAAAGAACTGTATGAAATGAAAAAAGAATACAGAGAACGTAGAACTGAAGGTTTGCGTAGTGCGATTGAGCAACGTAAAGAAGCAGAAAAACTAGTGCGTGATGAAATGAAAGCATTAGGATATACTGATGGTTTACCTTTCGGCTCAAATATACGTTGGTATAACTTTTAAAAATGTCTGCTTATAGTGCTACACAGGTGGCACGTAAAAATGGGTATAGGAGTGGTTTGGAAGATGTTGTTGCCAAATATCTTAAAAAAAATAAGATACACTTTTTATACGAAAAGATTAAGATAGAATGGGAAGACCTTGCTTATCGTACCTATACCCCTGACTTTGTATTAGATAATGGAATAATTATTGAAACAAAAGGTAGATTTACTGTTGCTGATAGACGTAAACATTTATGTATAAAAAAGCAACATCCTAAATTAGACATACGATTTGTGTTTACAAACAGTAAGTCTAAATTAAGAAAAGGTGCTAAAACTTCTTATGCAGAGTGGTGTATAAAATATGACTTTAGATATTATGACAGAATAATACCTGAAGATTGGTTGAAGGAAAAGGGTAAAAAGGATAAGTATCCTAAGTTTATATGTTTTCCTAATAATAAAATAAAAAGGAGATAAAAAATGTCAGATATAAGAGTTGAAGATTTTACGATTGTCATAAGCCCTGTTTTATCAGAAGATGGTAAACGATGGACAGGTGGTTTGTATACAAGTATTATGCATAATAAAACATCACCTTTAGGTATGGAAGACCAAAAAAGTTTATACGGTATCTGTAAGTTAATGTGTAATGCAGTTATTTTGAGTAATATAGATGAGGATTTTAGAGACCATTTAGAAGAATTTACAGTAGCTAATGATTCTATTGTTGACATTGATAAAACTTTCTCGGACAATCCTATTGTTGATAGAAAGGATAATGTTATAAAAATAAACTTTAAAACTAAAACGAAAGGAAATGCATAATGAAAAAACAAAATATTAATTGGAATAAAAATGCTATGGATTATCAAAAGAAAACAGATGGTTTATTTTTGAATAGTGGTACGGAAAAACTATTTCAAACAAATACAACTAATGACATGGTTAATCACCCACCTCACTATAATCAGTATGGTATTGAATGTATAGATGCTATTCAGGCTTGTACAGGTGAAGGTTTTGAACAATACCTACAAGGAAACATTCTTAAATATTTATGGAGATATAAATATAAAAATGGTGTAGAAGACTTGAAAAAAGCACAATGGTACTTAAATAAGTTATTAGAGATAACAAAATGATAGCCGAAGCATTATTATGTTTAGCACTTAATGTTTACCATGAAGCTAAAAATCAAAATGCTATTGGTCAAATAGCTGTGGCACAGGTAACTATGAATAGGGTTTATGATGATAGATACCCTGATACTGTGTGTGAAGTTGTTAAACAAGGACCAACGTATTCATGGAAACCTGACTACCCTATTAAGAATCGTTGTCAGTTTAGTTGGTATTGTGATGGCAAGAGTGATAAACCTAGAGAAGAATATGCGTGGGAGTATGCTCAAGTAATTGCTCACGAAGTTTATCATGGTAATGTTGTTGATGTAGTCGAAGGTGCAACACACTATCATGCTCATTATGTTACACCTGAATGGGCTAGTAGTAAAACTTATATAGTCAGAATAGATGACCATATATTTTACAGATGGGATATAAATTATGGAGAAAATTAAAGTTAAAATATTTATGACTCTATCTGTAGACCCTGATGAGTATGCAGTTCCTTCTGATGGGCAAGTAGTAGAAGAATTTGAAGAAACATTAACCGAAATTATGCACGATATAAATGGTGTAGATATAAAAAACATAAGAATATTACAGGAGTGAAAATATGACAAACAATATAGGAAAACAATTACCAACAGATTATCAAAATTTTATAGCCTTATCTCGTTATGCGAGATGGTTGCCTGAAGAAAACAGAAGAGAAGAATGGTCAGAAACTGTGGAGAGGTATTTATTCAATATATCTAATCACTTAAAAGAAAAACACGACTATAGTATTCCTGAAAAACTATACGAAGATTTAAGAGCCTATATTTCTGACTTACATGTAATGCCAAGTATGAGAGCATTAATGACAGCAGGTAAGGCACTTGATAAATGTCATGTTGCAGGATACAACTGTTCCTATCTTCCTGTGGACAGTCCTCGTGCCTTTGACGAATGTATGTATATTCTTATGTGTGGTACAGGAGTAGGTTTTTCTGTTGAACGAGAAAATGTTGATAAGTTACCTATAGTTAATGAACATTTTGAAGATAGCACAACAGTAATTAGAGTAGCCGATTCAAGAGCAGGTTGGGCAAGAGCCTTGAGAGAACTCATAGCTATGCTTTACGTAGGACAAGTACCTGAATTAGATGTAGAAGATGTTAGACCTGCTGGTGCTAGATTAAAAACATTTGGTGGTCGAGCATCAGGTCCTGAACCTTTAATTGACTTATATCGTTTCTGTATAAGTATATTTAAAAACGCTGCAGGTAGACAACTATATCCTATTGAATGTCACGATATAATGTGTAAGGTAGGTGAGGTTGTTGTTGTTGGTGGTGTAAGACGTTCTGCTCTCATCAGTCTTTCAAATCTAAGTGATGACCAAATGCGACATGCTAAGTCAGGACAATGGTGGGAAACGGAAGGTCAAAGAGCATTGGCTAATAATAGTGTGGCTTATAGGAATAAACCTGAGATGGAAACATTCATGCGTGAGTGGATGTCTTTAGTGGAAAGTAAATCAGGAGAACGTGGTATATTCAATCGTAAGTCGGCAGTCAAACAAGCAAGTCGAAATGGAAGAAGATATACAGACTATGAGTTTGGTTGTAATCCTTGTAGTGAAATTATATTAAGACCTTATCAATTCTGTAATCTATCTGAAGTGGTCATTCGTTATGATGACACAGAAAAAACTATGCTGAATAAAGTTAAGATGGCTACAATACTTGGAACATTTCAATCCACATTTACTGACTTTAAATACTTACGTTC